TGGTCTCTTTTAGAGATTTACAGTGTTTTTCAACACTGTACGGTACCCGCATTCTAAGACTTGCTATGCAAGCCCATGCACGAACCCCTAAGGGTTCTTCCGAAGAGAGCAAAGAGTAACTCTCAAAGGCACCTAGACACTCTTGTAAGAGGTCTGCGTGTCAACCACGACTATCAGTTATTGTACTGATTCAACAAGCTTTTAACCTTAGCCAAAGTGTCCTACCTGGACAGGGTCTCTACCTGAGACAAGGGGCCTGTGACTTTAACCCAGTCAGGGGCTCTCCGAGCAGGGGCACTACCTATAAACCGGGGTGAAGAAGTCATCGAACGTAGGCCTTACGTGCTCAACTTCTAGATGTACAACGACCGCCTTAGCAGGCACTGCTTCAGATGCATACAGATAAATCTGGAGATTAAGCAAATCCCCCAGAGTCGCCCCTCGAAAGGCGTCCGTATACATGGCCGCGACCACCTCTTTCGAGGAGTCTGCAACCGCCAAGGCTACTTGAAAAGCAGCCTCGGCCTGTGCCTGTTTCTCAGCAACACAAGCCTTAATCCTCCCAGCAACGCTAGGAAGAAGTCCCAACCAAAGCAGCACCCTGCCGACCTTAAGCTCCTTATTCTTTTCAGAAGAGAGCTCATGGGGCAGAGTGATACTCATGGCATTGGTGGCTTTCGCTGTAATCGCGTCCGAAGACGCCTCCCACTTTGATATGCTGTATCCTGCAATCGCTTTAATGGCCTTGCCTTGGCCAGCAGCGAGTGGTTCGACAATTACTGGTTGGACCCTAGCGGTCCAACGATTTCTGCGAGCGGCAGCACGACGCTGCGCGCGAGTCATCTTACCAGTTCCTGAAGTCGACATTATTAATACGCTGAATTAGGACATAGATCTTTTTTTTTTTTTTTTAATAATAACTCAGACACACAACATAGAATATCCACAAACATGGATAACCTCCCCCGAGGACCTATCTCAACACGCCGTTGTAAGGTAAGGGAATTGAACCCAAACGAGACGCGAGCGCTGATCCAAACGGCTGTCGGGGGTCTCCCCAGCTTGCTTAACTCTACGAAATGGACCGAGCTTGTTAGACCGGATTTACCTATTTAATTCTAAGCGTAGGACTGGACACAGGAAGTCCAGCGACAGATGACGCGGATACAGACTTACTATCCTTCACACCTCTGCCGAGAGCGGAAGGAGACTCGGATTCCTCAACTAACAAATCTTCCTGGGCAACCTGATCAACAGATTGTAACGGTCTTCCGAGAAGATACCCATGATCCACAGACTGGTTAGAAATACCTCTAATATAATTTTTGAGGCTTTTCTTATCGAGTTGTCTCAGTCTGTCAAATGGCATTACCATAATTGTAGCGGGACCATGCAACTTATAGTTGTTGGGCTTCGCTTTGAAATTAGCTTGCCAATACGCATGAGTAACTGCAACGGAACCTGTTGTCCCCACCACACCGCTAAGTTGGGTTGCTATCCCAAAACATCGATTCCTACCGCTATCACCGCCGATGACTTCCATCGGACAATCATAGCTAGGCGTCAAAGCTATCAAAGCAGGTAAAGCCGACAACTGAATTGTGGCCTCCTGATTATCAATGGCTTCGAGTACTCCAGCACGAGCAGCCTTACCAGAATCGCACAGGCTCACGGTTATAGAACCGGACTCTGCGCTATCTGTGGTACGAACGAGAAAACAAACGATGCGTGGAACGTTCATGAATCCCCTGGAAGGTAACTCTCCTTTATCATACTTGGATGTAGCCCATGAGAGCCAAGCAGATACGTGTGACTTTGGCACCAGGTCTATATAGTTGCGGGGTTCATTAGACTTCAGATAGTTATAACATCCGAGTTTACACTCGGCAGCTATCTCTTTCACAGCCTTTTCAGAGAACAGCGACTCAATGAGCTTCTCATCGCTAGTACCTCCCGCTTGCTTGCCAACGTCAGACGTAGTTCGTGAGGAACCACTGAAGGGAGAAACTATGTTAGACATCGGGAACAAAAACAGTATCACTACTGAAAAAACCGATGTTGGTAAAATAGAATGTTCGCCGGAATCGAACGAGAATTAGTTGGTATTTTAC